ACCCGGTTGCAGGCGAGAATGTCAGTGGAATCGGGGCGCTTAAACAAGATGCAAAGCTATCAGGGCCAAAAGTTGGCTCCTACATTGCTGACCATCAGAATTTGCAGATCAAAAAATGAGAATCCCTCAAAATCCGCTGGAACGTGAGTTTTTCTACATCGACATTATGCAAAAGTGCATGGTGTCACTGGAAAACCGTAAGACAGGCTACGAAGGACTGCGTTCCTACTACCTGTTTGGTGCTGGCCCTGAAGAAGCACCGGCCCAGTACAACAAAATCTTCCCGCACATCGACCAGTTGTCGGCCTTTATGTACGCCGCCGACAGCACTCGGTTCAGTATCAACATCGGTGCAAGCCAACCCAAGCAGTTTCACAAGATGGTGCCCGTCTTAACCAAGGCACTTTACGATTATTGGCTCAATTCCAACGCCGATCAGGTCTTTGGACAGGCTTTGAACTGGTCGTTCTGCTACTCCACCACGTTTGTCAAACCAATTTGGCGAAATGGCATCCATCCGTACATGGTTGAACCCTCTGTCATAGGCGTTTTGCGTGAAGATACGCCCTATACAGACCGCCAAGAAGCGATGGTGCAAGAGTATTACATGACCCGCAGTGAGCTTTTCTCACGCCTCTATAGCCACCCCAAGAGAGATGAATTGGTGCAACGCATCACATTCTCTGAGCAGCAGACCGAAACAAGCGCAGGCGGCGTGGATCGAGTGATTACCTCGGCCACTAACCCCACGATCTACGGCAACATCAACCTCAGCCTTGAGGGTGTCAACCGTTATGTGGCGCAGATTGCCGAGGAAACCGTCAAGATGCGGGAGCTTTGGATATTCGATGACGAGCTTGAAGACTATGTCTGCGTAACCATTGCCGACCCAGACGTTGTGATCTACGACAGGCCGTCAAGCAAGATGTTTTTGAAGGGTGAGGTGCCTTTCATTCAAATTTCGCCCAACCCACAGTACGACTACTATTGGGGTCAATCCGAAGTGCAGCGCCTTGTCTTCTTGCAAGACATGCGAAACAAGCGCACAACCCAAATCATGCAGTTGTTAGACAAACAGGTTGACCCACCCACAGCCCTTATGGGATTTGGCGGCATCCTTGACGAAAAATCCTTTGCCTTGCGCCGTGCCGGTGGCCTGCTGGCCAACGATATGCCTAGCGCCAAGGTCGAGCAGTTTACGCCCGACATACCCAACGACATATTCCGTGAGATCGCAGAGATCGACAACATGTTTGCCGAAGCCTCTGGCATCGTTAATGTGTTGCAAGGACGGGGTGAATCAGGGGTTCGTAGTGCTGGACACGCCTCCCAACTGGCTCGTTTAGGCTCTTCCCGAGCAAAAAAACGTGCCTTGGTGGTCGAATCGGCCCTTGAAAAGCTGGCCACGATCTATCTCAAAATGATGATGGTCTATGACGACACGCCTTATGTGGACGAAGACGGCAATAAATTCATTGCCGCACAGTTCACAGACGACTTTAACGTCAAGGTTGATGCCCATTCCAACAGCCCAATCTTCATGGAAGACCAGCGAGAGCTTGCATTTAACCTGTTTAATGCCGGTGCAATTAGCAAAGAGCGCCTTATTGACATGCTTGACCCCCCAATGAAGCAACTTTTGCTCGAAGATTTGAAAAAACAGACGGCAATGGTGGGCGAAACACCGCAAGCACCGGCCATTCCACAACCCGAAGGTGCGCCAGCCGCCCTTCCACCCCCGCAAGGAGCTTGATATGGCACAAAATGGCAACCAAGGCATGATCCGTGGTGGCGATCAACCCCGTATGACCGAGCGTCAGCTTAGTCAAGGCAACAAAGACATGGGACGCATCAGTTATACCCGTCAAGCCCAACGTGGGCCTATGCCTAGAGGCGGTTATGGCCGTTCCTCACGCAAGTCTTAACTGGGGAAATTCACCTGTACACCCTTTTTTTGGTTGACACGATAGTTTTTATTAACGAACAATCAACCCAACATAGTTAAAGGTGAACACATGGCCGTTTCAAGCAAGGAAATGATGGACATGCTCAAGGCAGATCAAATGCCTGAGCAAACCCCACCGCCAAGTGAGCAAGGTGCAATGACTGCACCTATGTCAAGCCCCATGACCACGCCTGAACCACAGGAAGGCAACATGGAGCAAGCCCGTCTAAACGTGATGATGGCGCTCGACATGCTCCAAAACGCTTTGACCGAGTTCGGTATGGACACTGAAGAGGGCATGGCCCTGCAAAAAGTCGTGTCCGACATTACCCGTGAGTTCGGTGAGCGTGAGTCATCAACCCGTGAGTTGATGCCAGCCGAAATAATGAACCTGATTCAAACTTTGCCGCAGGCGGGAGGCGCCACGCCTGAAGCAAGAGCAATTGCCCAAGCGCCTGTACCCGGTACTCAGCAACCACCCATGCCTATATAGGAGTAGCAAATGGAACTTTTCAAACCTCGGGGCAACATGTCTCCCCGCCGTCCTACCGACAACACGCAGCAGAACGGTCAGATTGTTAACACTCCCCGTTATGCCACCTTTGGCGGTCTAAAGGACTCAGCCAAGATCGGGCCTAAGAACAAAATGACTCTTAGCAAGCCCGGTGACGGCAAGAAGGTTATCTAATTTCAACGAAAGGGGCTAACGTATGTCATTAGAAAACTTATCAGTCGAAGCACAAGCGGAACTTGCGGCCTTAGCCAAGTCATTGGCCGAAGACCCCAAGACCCGCAAGCAGTTTTTGCAACTCACCAAGCAGGTTCGTCCTGACGTTCCCATCCCAGAAATTGAGATTGAAGAGCGCACGAACGAAGTGCTAGCCGATGCCAATAAGCGAGTCGAGTCCTTGGAAGCCAAGTTACGGGCAAAAGAGGCCAAAGAAGAGCTTGAGCGTCGGCGTTCGTCTTTGAAGCAGAAGCAATTGGTCGATTCCGACGATGATATTCAGGAGATCGAAAAATTGATGATCGAAAAAGGCATTGCCAATCACGAAACCGCTGCTGAGTACCACCAGTACATGAAGCAGATGACGGCACCTACGCCCAGTCAGTTTCCTCAGCCGGTAATGAGCAAGTTCAACACCAAGGATTACATGAAGAATCCCGTGGGGGCGGCTCGTGACGCAGCACATGCAGCATTAGCAGAATTTAGGAAGAATCCTCGACCCATTGGGCTGTAGGGTTCTGTTTTTGTTTTAGGGGCTTTTTAGTTTAGGAGATCGTTATGCCTATCGGCGGTGGAATTATACCGGCCTCGGGTAGCAACCAATACACCGAGTTAACTTATGTTACTCGGCGTGCGTTTATCCCGAAAATGGTCGTGCAGATTTACAACTCTACGCCCCTTATGGCCGCACTGATCGCCAACAGTCAGACCGCTTCAGGCGGTGTGTCGTCGGTGACGGTGCCCGTCCAAGGGTCGCAGTTCGTCAACGCACAGTGGTCAGATTACTCTGGCTCCTTTGCCCAACCTTCAGTGCAACAAGGCGCTTATAACGCCGAGTTCAACCTGAAACTGCTGGTTTCTCCCGTACCGTTCCTCGGTATGGAAGGTGCTGTTCAGCAAGACTATGCCATTATTCCTCTGATCGAGGCTCGCATGAACGATGCGACCAACGTGATGATGGACGCTATGGCCACGTCGCTGTACAACAACACCAGCGATACACAGCAATTTACTGGCCTGCCTTTGGCGGTTGATTCTTCTGGCACCTACGGAAACATCAATCGTTCCACCTATAGCTGGTGGCAGTCCAAAGAGTATGCGGCTGGTTCCGTGAATCCCACCCGTCAAAACGTGTTGCAGTACATTTCTGGCACAGTGAAGAACTGCGCTGAAGTGCCCACGTTTGGTGTGTGCGGATTCGGTACTTGGACGCTGCTTGCCCAAGATTACGTCGGTCAAGAGCAGTACATGATTACACCGGGATCAGGTTTTGACGGTGATGCCAACGGCCCTCAAGCAGCTTTCCGTGCTTTGATGGTTGCTGGTGTACCTATCTACCCAGACCCCTACTGCCCAGAGGGTACGCTTTACCTATTGAACACCAACTATCTGTCCATGTACATCCATGAGCAGGCATCGTTTGCGTTCACTGGGTTTGAGTCCACTCTGCCCAACTTCCAAATCGGCTACGTTGGTGCCGTGCTTATGATCGCTGAGATGGTTAGCACGAAGCCCAAGTCGATGACGAAGGTGACTGGCTACAACTCTCTTACGCTTTAAGGAGAAATAACCATGTCACTCGCACTCAATAAAATCCTTCTTGCTGGCGCTAACGCCAACAGCACGGCAGCGTACTTTACCGCCGGTTCGCAAGGACTGACGGATACTGCCAATGTTGTTCTGGCCGCAGGCGCTTACATTGTTTACCCCACGGTAAACGTCGCTGTGCAAGTTAACAACGCCTCTGCTGGCAGTGGTTTTGCCACAGTGCTTGCTAATAACGCCGGTGGCTTCATCGTTTCTGATGGGGTCAACGTGCGTCTTAGCAACCTTGGCGATCAACTTGTAACCTCAACCTACGTTATCGTAGGCAGTGAGCAAGCCGCTAGCGGCACTTACAATAGTTAAGGGGGAGCAATATGGACGCTAATCGTATAGGAGCGCAGTTGCCTGATCGGTTTGGCGGGATATTGCTTGGCGAATTGATTGGTGCCAACATGAATAGCACTGACGATCAACAGATCGTTATATTCTCGGCACCAGCAAAGTACATCATTCGGCGTATTGTTGCGACCAACGCTTCAATTAGCCTTACCACGGCTGTCGGCGGTATTTATACCGCTGTCAGCAAGGGTGGTACGGCTGTTGTGGCTAACTCGCAGGCATACAGCACGTTGTCAGCAAGCACGAAGTTTCTTGACCTCACGCTTGCCAGCAACACGGATTACCGTACCGCCACTAGCCTGTATCTCTCACTAACTACTCCGCAAGGTGCTGCTGCTACAGCAGACATTTTTGTGTATGGAGATATTGTCACGCTATGAGCAAGATGATTTTTGTCACAAATAAGGGTATGCCTGTCACTGGTCGGTTTGAAGGCAAGGATTACGTTTTCGAAACAGACAAAGAAACAGAAATTTCCTTAGATGCGGCAAAACACATTTTTGGTTATGGCGTTGACAATAAAGAGCCGTATTTTGTAAGGCTTGGGTGGATGAAAATGAACACGGATTTGCCCCGTGCTTTAGAGCGCATGGCAGAGATTTCATTCTTGTCCGAGCCTGCAAAGAAAGTCCACTTGTCAGCCCCGGTGGTGGAGCGAGTAGCTGCGCCGATGCCTCAGCCAAAAGCGAAAGGCAAAAGCGCAGCCAAAGTCCATGCCCATTAACTATGAGCATGTATGCCTACGCTAAACGATTACATCGTCGAAACCCGACGACTCTTGCATGATGTTAATGGGAATTTCTGGACAACAGCAGAAATAACCGATTACGTTAACGACGCTCGTAGTCACACGGTTCAAGACACGGGTTGTAAGAGAGTAATCCAGTCCTACACTATGTCGGTAGGACAAGAAACCATCGCATACAGCGCATTGCCGCAAGGCAACAATACGATTGATATTCTTAACATCAATCTGTATTGGGGTGATTCACGCTGGCCAATGTACTACATGGCTTGGACTGACTTCAACGCCCAGTTGCGTTTTTGGCAAAACTACAATGGCCGTCCCATAGGTTTCTCGATTTATGGCGGCAAAACCATTTACATAGGGCCAAAACCCGATCAAGCCTACGAAATTGAGCTTGATACGGTTGTTTTGCCCACCGCACTTGTCAATATTACGGACGAAGACGATGACATACCCTCGCCTTACTATGATGCTGTTGCGTACTATGCCGCTAGCCGTGCAAAGTACCAAGAGCAGTCGTATGGCGAGTCAGAGATATTCAAGCAAGAGTACACCAAACAAGTTATTGGAGCCTTAAACAGCACCTTCACACGGCGCTTGCCCTCCGTTTACCAATCGGGGTACTAAATGGCGGCGTTAGAGCAGAAGAAGTCTTACTTTGTTGCCAAAGACTTCAAGGGCATCAATGTTACAAACAACCGTACCGCCATTGGCGAGGGTGAGTTCGCATGGATGGAGAACGCACAGCCCATTGGCTTTGGTAACGTCAAGATTGTCAATGCGCCCGATACGCAAGCCGGTGTAACCTTTGCCAACACGGTCAGCTACATGGCCTCGGCAAACATTAACAACACGGAATTTCAATTTGCCTTCCAAGAAAACGGTTCGGCACAGTACGTCAACATTGAAAACAATACCCTTGGCAACCTAGCCACGTCTGGCACGTTTTCCAACTCCAATGTGCAGATTGTGCAGTGGAAAAACGAGCGAATCCTTATTATTGACCCCAATAACGGGTACAAAACATGGGATGGCACGAATCTTGTCGATATTGGATCAATCGGCACCATCACGATTAACGACCCCGGCACGGGTTACAGCAACGCTAACGTGTCAATTAGCGCACCAGACCAAACGGGCGGGGTGCCAGCAGCAGGTGAAGTCGTCCTTTTGTCCAATACTGTTGCTCAAGTCATTTTGACGGAGCCGGGAACAGGCTATACATCGCCTCCCACCATAACAATCAACGACCCAACGGGCTCCAATGCCAACGTAACCTGCACGTTATTCAACCAAAGTGGCACTGGAATCGCTACTTTTTCGGGCAGGGCGTGGATTAGTGAAGAACGGACGGTCTATTACACCGCCGTAGACAAATACAACGACTTTATTAACGTCAGTTCGGGCTTTATTACCCTTACTGACAGCACGCTTAGAACCAACATTGCCACGATTATTGCGGCAAACAACTTCCTTTACATCTTTGGCGAAGACTCAATCAACGTCTTTTCTGACGTTCGGGTGAACAGCGTCACAGGGGAAACCCTATTTACGAACACCAACGTGTCGGCAAGCATTGGATCGGGGTTCAAATACGCCATTTTCCCGTACTTCCGAAGCATGTTGTTTCTCAATCGTTATGGTGTGTACGCCCTTGTGGGTGCAACCACTACTAAAATTAGCGATTCCATCGACGATATATTTACGGACATTGACTTTTCTGAGCCGATTACGGCAGGTCAAGTTCTTATTAACAACATTCTGTGCGCTGCTTGGACGTTTACTTACAACGATGCAGGCACGCCACGCAAGGTGCAGCTTGTTTTCTTTGACCGCAAATGGTTTATAACCAGTCAGGGCGACAACATTACCTTTACCGCCTCGGCTACGCTTGACGGTAACATCCTCATGTACGGCACCACGGGCACCGACTTTGTAAAGTTCTACGCCAACTCCACAACGGGCATCGACTGGGAGCTAGAAACGGCATTGTGGCCAATGGGTGATCCCATACGGGATAAGCAAGCCCTCAAGGTGGGCATCGAAGCGACCCTTGGAACAGGCTTTGCCTCTCTGCAAGCCTACATTGATTCAGAAAACCAGCAATCGCCTGCCATTGACTTTGCCAATACGGTGTTTTGGGTCAATAACCTTGGCACTGTCATCCCGTGGGTTAACAATAGCAGTGAACAGATTGGCTGGACGGGGCAGGGCGGCTCTGTAACCAGTGGCTATTTTTTATACAAATCTGATGCGAAAATGTACGGTAAATATCTTGGGCTAACCGTGACTGGTAATACCACGCCATTCACGATCAATGGCTTCCAACTTGAACATGAACTAAGAGCGAGGTTCTAAAATGGCACTACCTGTCGTTGTTCCTAATACGTTTGCCGGTGCTACGGCTTCTATTCCCCTTTCCCAGTTAGATGCTAACTTTAGCACGCTGTCAAACGCTGTTAACGGCATTGCCAACGGCGTAGAAACGCTTGCCAACGTGCAGATTACTGGGGGCACAATCAATAACGTGTCATCCACCAACCTGAGCGTGTCAAACGTCACAGTCACAAGCGGCAGCGTTTCCAATGCCAACGTGTCAAACGTGCTACTTACAAACAGCAACCGTGAGTTTGTAACCATCCAAGCGTCTGCGGCGGCAAGTACGGTTGATTTTGACGTATTAACGCAACAAGTTTTGTTTTACACAGCCAATGCCAGTGCTGACTGGACGCTTAATGTGCGTGGCGATGGTTCCACAGCGTTGAATGACGTTATGAGTACGGGCGACGCTGTAACCGTAACCTTTTTGGCTACGCAAGGTGGCACAGGTTACTACGCCAACGTGTTTACGGTGGACAGCGTATCGGTAACACCCATTTGGCAGGGCGGTTCTGCCCCAAGTGCAGGCAATGCTGACAGCGTTGATGCGTATGTATTAAGCATTGTCAAGACTGCCAACGCTGCATACACCATTTTAGGCTCACAAACCCAATTCGCTTAAGAGACTGCCATGCCACCACTTTTATCATCTATCGCTGCGGCAACTGCTAGGGCTTATGGTTTTGCGGCGGCATCTTTTTCTACATCTACATCCGTATCTTACCTCGTCATCGCTGGTGGTGGCACAGGAACTTCTGGTGGTGGTGCTGGCGGGTATCGTACCAATTATACATCTGCGGCACCCGTTTCTACTCCCAAAGGTTCTGGTGGGGGTGCTTCTCCAGAATCTTCTTTTACCGCAACCTTTGGAACTGCTTACACAGTAACAGTTGGTGCTGGTGGAGCTGGTGGAGCTAATAGTAAGGGTAGTGATTCTGTATTTAGTAGTATTACCTCGGTTGGTGGTGGCGCATTTACTATTTCTGGCGGTGTTGGTGGTTCTGGTGCTGGTGGCTATGGATCTGGAAGCCCAGGAAGTGCTGGAACAGCAAACCAAGGCTATGCTGGTGGAGATGGAGCCGCAAGCGGAACTTCTTCTGGTGGGGGTGGCGGTGGTGCTGGAGCAGTAGGAACTGCGGCATCTGGAACGGTTGCTGGAAATGGTGGGCAAGGCGTTTTTTCTGATATTACTGGCTCCGCAGTTCAAAGGGGTGGCGGTGGTGGCGGTGGTGCCGCAGGTGCAGGTGGGGGAGCAGGTGGCGCAGGTGGTGGCGGTAACGGTAGTACCGGCAGTCAAGGAAGTACACCAGGCACAGCATTGACAGGTGGAGGCGGTGGCGGTGCTTACTATGTTGGAAATGGTAACGGCGGCTCTGGTGTTGTCATCCTACGAGTACCCGATACTGCGGCGGCAGTCTTCTCTGATGGTGTAGCCACACGCTCTTACTCTGTTTCGGGTTACAACATTTACGAAGTGCAAGCCACTTCTACGACAAGTGAGACAGTTACTTTCTACCCGAATGCTTTCTTAGCCGAGTACCTAGTGGTTGCAGGTGGTGGCGGTGGGGGAGCGGCCACGGGCGGTGGTGGTGGTGGTGCGGGTGGTTACTTAGCCTCGGCATCAGCAGTAGCAACCGCAGTTGTAACAGGCCAAGCGTACCCAGTAATTGTTGGGTCGGGTGGCGCTGGTGCGCCCAGTGGCTCAAATGCCTCTGGTAGTGTTGGGTCTAGCTCTCAATTCGCATCTATTTTAGCTAGTGGTGGCGGTAGCGGTGGCGGGTCTGGCATTGTAGGTGGAAATGGTGGTTCTGGCGGTGGTGGTGGCGGTGGGCCTAATGTTGGCGGGTCTGGGAATGTTTCATTTAGAAGCCCAAGCCAAGGAAATAACGGCGGCAATGGTTTTGTTTCAGTTAGGTATGGTGGCGGTGGTGGTGGCGGAAATGGTGGTGCTGGTGCAAGTTCTGTAGACGGAAATCAAGGCGGCAACGGTGGGGCAGGAACATCAAACTCAATTACAGGATCTTCTCTATTTTACTCTGGTGGTGGTGGAGGTGGCTGTGAATCTATTGGCCCTGCTGGAACAGGAGGCTCTAGTGTTGGTGGAAATGGTGGAATTAGTTCTACGCCAGGATCAAATGGAACCACCAATCGAGGTGGTGGCGGTGGTGGAGCAGGGAACGCAACCGCAGGTGGCAATGGCTCTTCAGGTGTAGTCGTTATCAAGATCCCTGACACCAAGACTGCTACATTTACTGGTGGCGTGACAGAAACAAACTCAACCGCAGGCGGCTATACAACCTACATTGTTACCGCTACTTCTACAACTAACGAAACGGTGACATTCTCTTGAAAAATACTGCTGATGTCATACCTATGCACTCTGCCCCTAAAGAACGGCAGACACCTAACCCTGCTTGGGCTTTTAACCTCGACCCCGTTCACTCGTGGGCCTACTGGGAGAAAGCCTTCAGCAAGGAGGAGTGTGAGCGCATCATCGAGATCGGCAACGACAGGACTGCTAAACAAGCTAAGACTCGTGGTGAAGAAGCACAGAAGGTGCGGAAGTCGGAGATCGCATGGCTTTACCCTTCTGACGATCTTGACTGGGCGTACAGGCGTTTGACCGACATTATTATGGATTTGAACGGCAGATTCTTTCAGTTCGATCTGTTTGGTGCAACCGAGGGATTTCAGTTCACCAAGTACTCAGCACCCGGCGGGAAGTACGGTCGGCACATTGACTCAGCACCCGGCACTCTGATTCGCAAACTGTCTTTTACTCTACAACTCTCGGAGCCTGAAGACTACAAGGGTGGTGACTTGTGTTTGTATTTGGGTGACAAGGCAGAAGTGATGAAGAAGGATCAGGGCTTTGTTGCTCTGTTCCCCTCTTATGTTTTGCATGAGGTTAAGCCTGTTACTGAAGGCACCCGTTATTCTTTAGTTAGCTGGATTACTGGAAAACCATTCAAATAGGAGTGATAGATGGCCCACTTTGCCCGCATTAAAAATGGAATCGTAGACTTTGTAACTGTTGGTCGTGACGATGATGAGAACCGTGAAGACGAACTAGCGCATGATGGTTGGATATACAAGCGCACATCTTATAACACCCGGGGTGGCGTTCACTATGGTTCTGACGGTCAACCCTCAGCAGACCAAAGCAAAGCGTTTCGCAAGAATTACGCAGGTCTAGGGTATGCCTATGACGCAGACCGAGATGCTTTTATTCCACCAAAGACGTTTAACTCATGGGTTCTTAACGAAGACTCATGCCTTTGGGATGCTCCAGTAGCCATGCCAGAAGATGCTGGTACGGGTGAGCCACCTAAGCGTTACCAATGGGACGAAACAACTGTTAACTGGATAGAGGTGCAAGATGGGAATTAACGCTTTTACAACGCTTGGCAAGACGGTAAAGCTGGTTGCCGATACAACGGCTCCTACGCCCGTTCAGGTGCCGTCCACCACCCTTGGTGGAAACCAGTACCGTGTCATCAACCTATCAAGTAATACGGCCTGTTGGCTGGCTTATGCTCAAGCCTCAGCCGATGCTGCGACCAACTGCGTAATCCCCACTGGCGATGGCGCAAACAGCACCGCAGTGCTTACATTATTACCGCAGACAGACGAGATTTTGTCGTTTGTTCCTAATGCTTACTTCACGGCCATTACAAGCTCTGGCACTGCCGACTTGTACATTACGCCGGGAGATGGACTCTAAGGAGTAGATCATGCTTAAGGCGCTTGGGGGCTTTGCAGTAACAGGTGGTGGCGGTGGCGTAGGCGCTGTTACCTATAAAGGCACATGGGATGCCGACACAAACAATCCCGATTTGGTTACTGGCACTCCAACGCAAGGTGATTACTACGTTGTCAATGTCGCTGGAAACACCGATTTAGACGGAATTACCGACTGGGAGATTGGCGACTGGGCCATTTACAACGGTTCGGTATGGCAAAAGGTTGATAACACCGACTCGGTTAGCTCGGTCAACGGGCAGGTGGGCACGGTTGTGCTGACGGCTGCCAATGTCAATGCTGCCGCAAGCAATGTGTATGTGACCGCAGGTACAGGATTGGGCGGTGGCGGTAACCTAGAGGCCAACGTCAACGTATTTCTTGCTAATACTGCCGTATCGCCTGACGACTACGGCGGTGCAAACACGGTAGCCACGTTTACCGTAGACCAACAGGGCAGGCTTACAGCCGCCTCTAACGTCACGATTGCCATTACCACGGCTGAAGTCTCTGGCCTTGGCACCATAGCCACGCAAGATGCAGACAACGTAGCCGTTACTGGCGGCGTTATTGAGGTTTCTAATGTCACGGCTGCCAATGTCACGGTAACAAGCAACGTCTTTGCCAACCTTGCTACTGCCGCAACAGCCACCTTTGCTAGCGATGAATTGCCATTGGTGCCCGAAGGCTACGTTTCCATTGTGATTAACGGTACAACCAAAAAAGTCCCTTACTACGGAGTGTGATGTGACCTTACAAGACCTTCTTAATCTCATTGGTGGCATTGGTTTAACTGCATTAGGATGGTTTGCCCGTGAGTTATGGACTGCTGTTAAGGAACTTAAAACCGATCTTGCTAAGTTGCGAGAAGAGTTGCCCAAGACTTACGCCCAAAGAGATGACGTAAAAGATGACTTCAAAGAGGTCAAGCAGATGCTTACGGACATTTATCAAGAACTAAGGAAAAAGGCAGACAAGTAATGGCATACAACATGGATGCCTTGTCTCAAGTACGTTTTGGCGACCCAGACGGACTCAATGAGTTTCTTTTTGAAAATGGTATCCAGCACCAGTCCTTTGCCGAGCGTTTGCAAGACCTTGGCTTTCAAGTGCCACGCTATCCCTTAATTGATGCTGACGTGGAAGATTTGGACGATTGGCTGGCCATTCATCAGATTGAGCATCAATCGTTTGCCACAATCCTTGATTTAGACAACCCGTTTAATCTTCTTGACAGCGATTGGAACCAAGAGGATGACTTTTATGATTGGATTCAGCAGCACTTGCTAATCCATGAGCAGATTGCTCGACGCTTAGGAGCCTAGTATGGCGATTCAGAACCTTAGTTTTGCCGACCTTTTAGCATCAGCAAACCGTGCGGCAAGTTCCCCCGTGCTTAACATGGGGCCACCGTCGCCCACAGGCCCGGTGTCAACTACTCCCATACTCGGGCCGCAAAGCATTACCATCAATCGCCCTGAACCTGCTCCGTCCAACACGCAGACCGTTAGGATTACGCCGTCAATGTGGCAAGGCTTAACGCTTGCACCGTCTTTTACTGCGCCAGCAGAAACAATCACGCTGCCCACCACGCCTGTTAATCAAATGCCGTTTGAAGAGTTGATACAGGCAACGGTAGTGCCACAGAACGTATCCACCGCTGTGCCCACTGCTGCGCCCGAGGCACCTGCTGCACCTGCTAGCCTCGAGGAAAGGACGGCCAACCTTACGGACGAACTAAAGCGAATGTATGGGATCGTGGTTGAAACCAGCCCAACAGCACGCTACGGTGGCAGACAGAGCGATTTAGACAAGATACACACGGAAACGGCTAAGAAGCTAGCTCAAAAGGGTGTAGCCAACCTTGCACAGCTTACCGAGACAACGGATGACAGTGGCCGCAGGTTTGTGGTTAACCGAGACACGGGCGAAAGCCTTTTTAGAATTAAAAAAGACCGAGACACGGGTGCCGATAAGTGGAGCGATATTCTTAGTGGCGTTAAAGACAGCGCAAACCTTTCAATCTACTTTGACAGCACAGGCAGAGCCGTTCTTTTCCCCGTCCATGAAAAGACCAAAGGACTTGCCCAACAGCTATTAGGGCGTGATCTAGCAGCACTTGTCGAGCCTATTGCAGTCGTTGTCGGTGCCTACTACGGTGGTGTGCCCGGTGCAGCCATAGGAAGTTCTTTAGGTCAATTAGCCACCACGGGAAAGATTGAGCCTGAAAAAGTAGCTCTAGCGGCAGCTACAACCTACATAAGTAGTGAGATTGCTAGTGCAGACTATGCAACAAAGGTCGGCAATGCCATGCTACCTACCGAGCTTGCTAACAGTGCAACCGCAAAGATTGTCGGTAATGCAGTGGTTAACTCAGGCGTTAGTGGCCTGATTGCAGGCGTGACAGGTGGTAACGTTGAACAGTCAATGGTAACGGGTGCGATTGTTGGCGGTGCTATTGCAAGTGCCCCCGACATTGCCAACACCATTATGGGTGGCGAAGCAAACGTCAAAGCTGTTGCCGATGCGACGGGTTTAGGCTTGCGCCAAACACAAGACATTATTGCCAGTTCCATTGCCGATGCGGTGGTGGCTGACGCTCAGAACCGTGATGGTTTTGGTTCTGCCCTCGGTGCTAGCCTTGTAGCCCGTGGAGTAGGCACGGCTGCCGCTAATAAAGCGGTTGATTTTGTGGCCAATAACTTTACGCAAAACCCAGAGGCACTAGCCGTTGTCTTTAATGGCACGAAAGGGATTGCTCAGGTGGCTACGGAAGCCGCTGTAAGAGGACAAGACGTTGAGGATGCGGTTAAGTTTGCTGCCCCCGGCATTGTCATACAAGCCGGTTTAAGCGGTTTGGAGCAACCACAAACGGATGCTGACCGCATTGCCGCCATTCTTGAAGAGCAGTTGCAGCAGGGCGGCATACCGGGAGAGGGTGTGCAAGTAGCTGGTGCCGATGGCGTAAGTGGTTTATTTGGTGTGCCGCCAGAGCTAGAAGGCGAAATTAGCGTTACAGAAGATGCTATTGCTAATGCTCAAGATGCGCTTGATACGTCGCCTAATATGTCCGAGGCTGATCGAAATAACATTATGCGGTTCATTAACGAAACGCAAAGCTACCTTGATGGCTTGTATCAACAAGTATCTCGCATCAATATCGGCTATGACATGCGCCAGTTTAGTAGTGATGCTGGCGGCAAAGGCTACGCACTTGTTGGTGGTGGTGGTACTGCCTCGGTAGGAAACGCTGTTGGCTGGAACTTTATCGGTGTGGATTCGGGTGGCAACCAGCAATTTAACGTCGGTAACGAGGTGTTTACCTTATTTGTTATGCCAAACAACCGTCCCGTGCTTGCCTCCACCACCTCTGAATTAGTTTTCTACCCTGACTTTGTTGAGAATCCCGCCACTGCCGAGACTGAGCTTGTGCTTAATCCAACCAATGTCGAGCAAGTGCAGGTGGATGTGCAAGAGCAACGGCCACCCGAGCCAGTAAAACTAGAGCCGGGGCCAAGAGCAGAGGACGAAGAGGGCACTACGGGTGCAGAAGGTGCTGCTGGTACCCCCGGCGGTGCTACACCGGGCACTTTACAAGAGGCGCTTGCCCTTGAATTGCGTGTTTTAGAGAATCGCTTGCAAGATGCTGCAAAAGAACGCCAACAGGCGGCACAAAACCTTGCCAATGCTGTCTCTCAGCGGGAAAGGTTGCAATCACAGGGCTTGCAGACCGCTTTAGGCCCAGATTTAAGGGAAATGTTAGACGCTGAAATCGCCACTTTGGAGGCTGCCGAGCGCAGTGCAGCCGAAGCAGAATCCACCCTCGGAACCCAAGTAGGTGCAATTGGTGCGTTGCAACAAGAAGAAGGACAAGAAGGTGGTCGTCCGAGTAGCGAAGTCATTGGCGACCTTATTCGTGGTGGCTTTGGCGAGGGATTACCAATCCGTGAGGGTGCTGGCACTGGCGGTGTAGGCGGTGGCGAAGGCCCGGGAGCCGGTGAAGAAGGTGCAGGGCCGGGAGCCGGTACTGAGGGCGTTGGCCCCGGTGCGGGTGAAGAAGGTGTTGGCCCCGGTGGAGGTGGTGAAGGGGGTGCTGGCGGCGGGGAAGAAGGCACGCCGTTACGCCCTGTTGCGATATTTGATTCCCCCGATACTAGACCTGTTGCACCCTTTGCAAGTAGAGTGACAGGTGAGGCATTAGCGGGTATTCTAGGGGCTAAAGAACCGCTGTTTGGCGGTGATCCAGACGAACAAAGGGCCGTTTGGAACCGCCGTTCATTGCGATTGCGAAGGGCGTTAGGACTATGAGAACTTTAACCGGCATGGGCGGTACTGGAAGCGCCCGAGAACTCGCAGAAATGCTGCGTCAAATGGGCCGTGGCCCAGACACTATGTTGGCTCATATTACACCAGAAGAAGCGCAAATGCTTCTTGAGTCAGGTGGTAGTGGCCGAATCAACCCCATGACAGGTTTGCCAGAGTTTCAGCCTGAGTACAACTACGACGTAGAGGCACAAGAGGGTGGTTTTTATGGCGACCCATACGACATTGGCTTTGGTTCTGGCGAGTTTGCGCCACCCGTACAACCCGCCGATATTCAAGGCATGGCTCCCGACCAGTTTGAGCGATTTACAGGTGAGCAACCTATGTTTACTGGCGCAGGCTCCCTTGCCCCCCAAGATTTTCAAGGTTTCCAGTATGGCCCCATGCCACTGCAACGTGAAACTATGGGTCAAGCACCAATCCCAATGGTGACTGCCCCTGCCGTAGAGCGTTATGACATGGGCCGTGGTCAGTTACCGTCTGGCCCTGTAGCTCAACCCTCAGCCGCACCCGCACCCGTTACTGCTCCACAGGCTCAACCTGCTGTTGCACAACAACAATCGTTTACTCAGCAATATCCATTGCTTTCTAGGCTTCTTATGACTGGAGCAGCTTCATTGCCTGCTGCTTTTTTTGCTGGTCAAGCACGAAGACAAGGGCGTTCTGCTGAACGTGAATTGCGTTCGATGGCGCAACCTATTCGTGAGCAAGCCGAAGCACTGCGTCAGCAGGCGCTTACAGGCGGTCTTACACCTCAGCAGGCACGGCAAGAAGAAGCACGTCGAGCTTCCATGCGGCAGGCGGCATCTACCCGTGGTGCAACTACTGGTACGCAACAAGGCATGATTGAAAACACCCTAGCAAGAGAGCGTGCAGGTCTAGCTCAAACAAACCTTGAGAACGCAATGCGGCAACTGAACCTTGCAAACACTGTTACAGAGGCAGCTATTCGGGCACGCTTGGCGTCAGACCGAGATGTAAACATGGCTCTTTCTAACATTTACAGCAACCTTGTTCGTAGTGCAGTAGGTCAAGGCAGTATTAGAGAGCCACTAAGAACAGCGCAAGATTTTTTGCCTAAAGAGCGTTTATTCGCAGAGCCTAGCACTAAAAGGACTTAAAAATGGCTGAAACATTAGCAAGCACTCTTAATCAGCCTGTAGACCCTTTTAGTATTGTTGGGCAGGTATCCAAAAAACCGGGCCTTATTGAGCGTGGAACTGCCGCTAGAAGCGCACTAGAACCAATGATGCGTGCTGAAGAATCGGCTAGCGCAGAATCTAGGCGGTTACAACGTCAAGGCGCTGAAAAAATAGCACAAGGCGAGGTTGATCTTGCTCAAGGAGAGGTTAGGGCTATTGAGGGGGCGCAGCGTGCTTATACTGAAGCTATAGGTGAAGCACCTATTCGAAGAGTTCAAGACTTCAATCCAGATGCCGCAATGGAACTTGCCGCACTGACTGCCATTATGGGCGCCTTTGTAGGTCTAACAGGTGGTGGTGGACGAGGCGCTTTAGCAGCCTTGGAAGGAGTCACAACAGGTTATAGGCAAGGCGACCAAGACCGATATGAACGTGAGCTAAAAACCTATGAGTCAGAATTGCAAAAATATAAAGATCGCATTTCTTCTGCAAAGCAAACGTATGACAATGTAATTAAGCTAGAAACGGCAAGAAAAGGTGCTGGTGCTGCCGAACTTAAAAAATTGCAGACACAAATTGCTGGCACGGCAGGCGAAGCGCAAGCCAAGGCTGGAAATTTCAAGGAAGTAAACAACTTCCTCAAAGACGCAATGCAGGCTGCTGACAAGGCACAGCAAAAATTGCTTGAAAGTGCTGGCAGCTCTGGCGGCGGTAAAGGTGGCGGCGTTCAAGTGCCTGCTGGCATCGACGTTGAAGGCGTGCAAATTATCCCCGGCGCTGGCGTTCCACGGGTTATGACAAGCATTTACGAAGGGTTGCCAAAGGGCTTGCAAGAGTCATTTGCACGAACAGAGCAGACTAAATTTGCGACTGAGCGCATCAAAAATCAAAGCATTGTCAAAAAAGCCAGAGAAACGCTACGAGATATTGATGCCGCAGAAATTGCACTTAACAATATTGAGGCAAAAGCAAAAGCGCAAAAGGGAATTGGCACTGGTGGTGCTGCTGGTATGCCTATTATTGGCACGCCAATTCAACAAATTTTGTCAGCGCAAGACAAGGATTACGCAGACTTTGACCAAGTTTCTAACAAACTGCAACGACTTGCTTATGTACCCGGCGAAGGCCAGATTTCGAACTATGAGCGTGAGTTATTCCAGCGTGCCAACATTGGCATAGGACGCCCAATTGAAACCAACCGCAGACTTCTTGAGGCTTATCGTGCGGCAGCACAACAGGATATTGAGCGTTCCAAGTTCTATGAGCGTTTCTTTGCCGCCAATAAGCAGGTTAATGAGGCTGAGGAATGGTATCAATACTATTTGAACCAAAATCCAGTTCTTATTGATGATGGCCGTGGCAACTTGGTATTCAACCGAAGTAGGCAGTCTTTTGAAGATTTCTATGGAGGCAAACGGAAAACGACTCAAGCGCAACAGCCTGCCGTTAGCCAACAACAAGGCCAAAGCCGTGGTTCTTTGACGGCAGATCAAGTGCGAGAACAGGCAGAACTTAACAACATTTCGGTAGAAGAGGCTGCTCAAAAATTGCGTGATCGTGGATACGATATTGAGGAAGAATAATGGCTAGGAATCTTCTCGCTGACGAACCCGTTACACAGCCACGCAACTTGCTTGCAGACGAAGTTCCAATTCCACGCCAACAACCAGCCGTTGAAAGTGCTGAAGGGCCAGACCGCCGATTCGACATAGGTAAGATTCCTGAAAGCACTGCCTATGGCACTGTTTTTGGCGCAGTTGCACCAGAAATTTTGCAAAAAGTAGTTTCTCCTACCTTGCAGGCTTTCCCTTACACAAGGCCACTTGGCGTTGGCACTTATGTTGCTGGTGAAGCATTGAAAGGTCGGCGTCTTGCGTCAGCGTTTACTGGTGGTGTTGAAGGTGGCACAGGAGAAACCGCTGTTCAGCTTTCTAAGGCGCTCGGTGCCCCTGAGTGGTTACAGACCACCGCTGGTCTAGCAGTAGGTGCGGGAACTCCTACACTATTGGGTGCGCTAGGCAGAAACATTTCATTAACACGAGACATTTTGCGGGAAGCTGAAAGAGGTGGATTCAAAGAGGCGGGTGAGCGTTTTGCCGCCCGTATTCGTGGTGAAGCAGGGCCACAAGATATTGCCGCCCAACAGCGTGTTATTGCAGCACTAGAGGCCGAGGCAAACAGTATTCGGCAGACGGGCCAACAACGTGCTAATGAGATTATGAGCAATGCCGAGGCAGAGATTGCCCGTCTTGCTCCCGGCGCAGAGCAACAGGCTGATCTTATTCGTCAACGTGCCCGTGATGAAGCGGCAGCAACGCTATTTGCAGCACGCCAACAGATTGAAAAACGAGCAGCGCAGATACGGCAAGCGCAGAGCCGTGGTCGTGCAGTAGGCATGGAAGCAGAGGCGACAATACCTCAAGCCCGTCAAGCCATTGGTCAGCCTGCCGAAGCGTCCGATATTGGTCAGTCGTTGCGAGACAGAATCGTACAAGTGCAAGGCGATAGATTATCGGCAAGGAAAAAGCAAATAGATGCCGATAAAGACGATGTAATCAAAGAAGTATCGGAAAAACAAACTGCTGGTAATTTTGTAGAAAATATGCCTGAATACAAGGCGTTACTAAACGAGCTTAAAATCAAGGCTGGAATTGGGCTAACAGACCCATTAAAAGCAGAGCGTGACCCCGGAACGGTTGCTGCATTAAGTAACCTCTACAAATCTTTGACGAAACGTCAAGTTGAAAGAACAAGAACTGTCATAGACCCTGAGACTGGTAAACAAAAAATAGAAGCGTTTGCTGACGACATTCCAACTGGTTTTGATGCTATTGACACTATTCGTCGTAAGTTAGGCGACGCATATCGAAATCCACAGGCCGAGGGCTATGGTGCTATCGGTCAACAAATGGCAAAGGACTACTACAAGCGCCTTTCCGAAATACTTGGCAACTATTCGCCTGCCAAGAAAAACCTAATTGCTAACTACGAAGAGCTTTCCCGTGAGTTGGACATATTCAAGGGTGCTGCTGGACGTAAAGCCACGGCGGTAGATCGTTATGACCCAACACGGTTCCAGACCGACCCTGCAAGCCTACCCTCAGAATACTTTGCCACCCGCCAATCGGTGCGTGACTTGATTGAATTGACTGGCGGTGACCGTAATCTGGTTGAGCAACAAGCCCGTGCTTACGTTGCCCGTCAGTTGCAAACGGCTACAGACGCTAATCAGGTGCGTAACTTTGTTGATCGTAATAGCGACTGGCTGCGTGAGTTTCCTCAGCTACAAGCCTCTGTGAACCAGTTTGCAGACACCCTTACTGGCACTGCACGACGCACTGGACGGCTTGGAGAACTAGAGAAAACCCTACGCACCGAACTCAAGGCGTTGCCACGGCAGTTAACTGAGGCGCAAAAGAAGGCCACTCAGATCACTAAAGCGGGTGAAGCCGAAGCGAAGGCTGCTGGTGGCATTGGTGCTGATATGCGTGCCCAAGCGGGTCAGGCTGGAAGACAAGCTCAGGCTGAAGCCAATCGTGCCGCTTCAATGCTTACCCGCCAGACTAATCAAAGCCAAGTGGCGTTTTTTGACGAGCTTGCTACAAAAGGTGATACGCCACGCTTGTTGGCTGCTGCCCCGGTTATTAAGTCAAACCCCGAAGTGCTTAATAACTTTGTTGAAGGAATAAAAATAAGCATTTCAAGGTTGCCGCCAGATCAGATGGCAGACCGTTTCTTGAGAGAGATTCAGCCTTCATTGTTGCAGGCTGGATTGCTTACAGACCAACAGGCTAGACAGATCGCCGATCAGGTGCGTTTGGTGGCTATGACCGCTGATCCTAGTGCCGTGCCAATCCGCACTGCAAATCTAATCAAAAGCGCCATTGTGTCGCAGTTTGGCATGGGAACAAGCAGGCTTATGGATACGCTTGGCCTTAGCTTTACTGAGCCGTTTTTAGGAGGACAGTGATATGTCGTTAATAAAAGGATATAGCAAGAAGTCGGTTAGTAGTAATATAAGCAAGGAAATGAGAAGCGGCAAACCACAAAAGCAAGCCATTGCCATTGCTTTGAACACGGCACGAAAAGCCGAAGAAAGGAACCGTAGAAGTGGGCGAACAAAAAGAGCGTAACTACGACGAAATGCGTAACCCTGACCGCAACTTGAGGCAGGGTGCGCCGATGCCAGTGCGCTCCAACAATGGTGGCGAGGTCTTGGCACGCATGAAACGTGATAAACGCTCTGGGAGAAAGATGGAGCGATGAAAAGGGTTAAGGGGCTTAATCCAGAGCTTGAAGAGGCAGTCGGCAAGTTACTCAAAGAGGTCATGGCCGACCCTACTGCAAGCCTGACTGACAAAACAAAAGTCCTAGATCGGGCACTGAAACTTGAGCAGATCAAGCAAAAGATCAGTGACGATGAATGGGGCAAAGGATTTTATAACGATGACGAAGGGGATTGAGGATGGAAGAAGCTATGTTGTTGAAGATCGTCCGTGTGGCGGTGCAGACTATCTCTATGCGGTTGTTGACAATCCTGTCGATGGTCATGTCGTTTGCTCTGGCCGTATGGACGATGTTAGAGCCTACTTACGAGAGAATGGCGATGGCAGCGTTTTTTGCCGTGTGCGTGTATATCCCTTGCATTAGCATTGAAAGGAAAAAAGATGAAGGTAAGCATCAAGAAGACTGAGGTGTACGCCTCTGCCATGAACACGGGCAGCGCCGGTAAGCCCATTCGTCAAGCCTCCATTGCCGATACCTACGGCATGGGCAAGCCTAGTCGTACAAACCCCGTCGGCGGCTTTATGGCCATGCAATGCTTCTCTGGCTCACCTGACCAGAAGAAGTCGCCCACCACGCCGGGTGTAACAGGGTTCAAGAAAAAGGGGTACTAAATGGCCAACAATATCCCCTTTCAACCAATGGGGCCGACGGTCAAGATATTTGCTGCCACAGCCAATACGGAAGGCAATGTGGTGGCAATCAATGCTGTTAGCCCTTGCCAACAGTTCTGGGTTATCAACCCTGACAAGAACGATCCTGTCTTTGTAGCCTATGGTGATACTGACCAGATTACGGCAACGATTCCTGATGGTTCAGCGGCTAACGTGGTGGCAATAGCCCCATACGAAGCTAAGGTATTTACTGGCCCACAGGTTAGTAGCACCAAGACGGTTTACGCCCGTTGCATTGCACCCCACAATAACGCTACGGTCTACGTTTGTCCCGGCGAAGGATTGTAACAATAGGCCAGTAATGTAGGGGCTAAGTTTCAATGGGGGTGAATCATAGACCCGATTACGGCATTAGCAACCATCTCAACCATTTGGGGTGGCATCAAGAAGGCTGTCGAAGTAGGCAGGGAGGTTTCCGACGTTTGGAGCCAACTATCTGCTTGGGCACAAGCCGCTGATGTACTTGAGCAAGTATCCGATAAGCCAAAGAAACCACCGCTTTTTAAGAAGCTAAACTTTGGTGATGACACCAAGCAAGCCTTTGATGCCTACGCCGCCAAGGTAAAGCTGCGTGAGATGGAAGCAGACATTCGGCACCAGTTCCTTTAC